GGCTACGGCTACGGCTACGGCTGACCGACCGACACAAACCACCAGCCCGAGAGAGAGCGCATCGAACCAGAAGCTCAGACCGTGGATCATCGCTCGCCCCCTTCGGGGTCAGGTGCTGCAAGCTCCTCGCAAGCTCGTCGCTCGCTGCACCCTCTCGCGCTGTTGCTCCCTCGTAAACGCTTCGGCTTCACCAAAATCGGCTCAGCCTTGCACTCGGTCACATCCACGCTCTCACGCTTCCAGTGACCAGAGCGGAAGGAACGCAACGCGACGAACCGACCCCGCCACGATCTTCGCTCGCTTCGCTCGCCGAAGGTCGTAACGGGGCATGGCGTAAGGCGTGGCAGATAGTCGCGCAACGCGCCCCGCGAACCGTTATCGAACACCTGTTCGGATAATAAATCGCGCCCTCGCTCGCTTCGCTCGCTCGGGGAAAAGCCGATAGGCGCGCTAAAGCGCGCTCTTATCGGGCTTGGAAAAGCATCGTGTCGGCATAGCCGACCCCAGTGCTTATAATCCCCGCCGGGGATATATATACACTATCGCATCAAAATATTTTTCCAGTATTACGGGATGCTCAGTGTCTAAATGTCCGTATTTACCCCATATAGTAGTGACCTTAGTCACATTCTTTATATAGTGCCGTTCGTTTTTCCGTTTTGAACGGGTTAGTATATATAGACGAACGAATACAACATAGTGAGTCTATCTCGCTGTGAGAGGCTGGCTTATTGCCAGCCACGAACCCGAGGGGTTAGCGAGGCTTGCCAAAGCAAGCCGAGCGATAAAGGGGATTTTATATAAGGTTTTTATAAGGGGAGTCATGGCAGCGGTCAAAGGTAAAGAGCATCACAATGTGGTAGCCTTGAGAGAGGCAAAGTCTAAGGTTCTAGAGTTCGTAAAGCAAGGACTCGACCTGCAAGATGCTATTGCCAGGGCTGACCGTAAGCCTGATGTGATGAAGGTCTGGCGTCAAGACGCCGCCTTTATGAAGGATTTAGAGAAGGCTCGCACTGAGGGTGCAAAGACTCTTAGCCTTGTCACTGGGGACGCTAAGTTTAAGATAGGCTTTGAGGAGTTCTCGAAGGAGTTCCTAGACAGCCCCATCTTTGACCATCACCGTTCCTGGATTGACGTCCTTGAGGGACGTGACCCAAGTTATATCCATGAGTCTATGGTTTATGAGCCTGCCAGCCCGAAGCGTTTGCTTATTAACGTCCCGCCTGAGCATGCCAAGTCTACGGTCATCACAGTCAACTACTGTGTCTACCGCATTGCCATGGACCCGAACATTAAAATTACTATCGTTTCCAAGACCCAGGAGCGCGCCAAGGAGTATCTCTACTCAATCAAGCAGCGCCTGAGCCATGAACGCTGGGCTAAGATGCAATCCGTCTACGGTTCTGCTGGAGGCTGGAAAGAAGATGCGGATACTTGGAAGGCTGATAGGATTTACCTTTCTCGTGATTCAACCGAGAAGGACCCGACAGTGCAAGCGCTGGGTGTTGGTGGTCAGATTACTGGCGCCCGTTCGAACCTCATCATCCTGGATGACGTTGTTACGACTTCAAACGCGCATGAGTGGGAGAAGCAACTCCTCTGGCTCCAGCGAGATGTAGTCACCCGTCTGGGTGATAATGGCAAGCTGCTGATTGTTGGTACGCGTATTGCTGCCAATGACCTATACCGTGAGATTAGGAATCCTGACCACTGGACTGGTGGCAAGACTCCCTTTACCTACATGTCTATGCCTGCTGTATTGGAGTATGACGATGACCCCAACAAGTGGGTTACACTGTGGCCCAAGTCTAATATACCCTGGGAAGGTTCGGAAGATAATATCCTTCCGGATGAAAACGGTCTTTATCCTAAGTGGAATGGGCCCGCTCTGTTTCGGAGGCGCTCTGAGGTATCCCCTGCAGCTTGGGCTCTGGTTTATCAGCAACAAGACGTACAAGAAGACTCCATCTTTCCGCCTGCGTGTGTCCAAGGTTCAGTCAACAGGATGCGCAAGCGTGGGCCGCTAAAGCCTGGAACACCTGGACATCCTGCTGAGGCAGGGCACTGGTATACGATTATTGGTCTAGACCCTGCTATGGCAGGTAACACTGCTGCTGTAGTTATGACTGTTGACCGTCAGACTCGTAAGCGGTACATCCTAGATGTTGAGAACATGCAAGAACCTACCCCTCAGAAAATTCAGAATTTGATTGAGAGCTGGGTTGAGAAGTACCGCCCTCAAGAGATACGTATTGAGACTAACGCTCACCAGAAGGCTTACGCCCTGGATGAGAACTTGCGTACCTTTCTTGCTTCTAGCGGAGTTAGATTTTCTAGCCAGTTTACTGGCAAGAACAAATGGGACACTTCTTTCGGTGTAGCTGCTATGTCTGGTCTATTTGGAACCATGCGTAGTAACACACATCAAGATGATAACCTGATTGAGATTCCTTCTCAGGACGGTTCCGAAGGTATTAAGGCACTTATCCAGCAGTTAATAACCTGGAAGCCTGACACCAAAGGAAAGACAGACTGCGTTATGGCACTCTGGTTCTGTGAACTCAGAGCACGAGAAGTCATTGGCAGTACAAGAATCAGTCAGAGTCACATACCAAACAAATGGGCCACAGCCCGCCAAGCAAATACTCGGTACATTGTAAATGTAAACGACTATGAATTTGGAACAGAATAGGAAAACAATGAAACTAAGAGGCGAATCAGGCGGTATGCCAGCTCGTATGGGTGGCGGAGCTAGAGCAGCATCACGTGGTGGAAAGTCTGTTAGTAGAGTTCTTAGCAAAACAGGAACAACCGCTAGAAAACGAACTATTAAAAATGCTGCTACAACAACAACTGGAAAAGTAAAGGCTGCTGAAAAATTAAAGCGTCTTAATGCAAGCGGTAAAGGTCTTCCAATTGCAAATGCTACTACTGCTATTAAACGTGCACCTAGTGGCAAGTCGGTTGGTAAAGTAAAAGTAGTTATAGAGGCTACAAACCCAACTGGAACTAGAGGTCCTCTTGAAGTTATAAGAGCATCTGGACGCAACCGAGATATTTTTAAAGGCAAAACAAAGTACATACAAAGTGATGGAACTGTTTTTCCAAGAACTCGCACTCAAAAGTCATTTCTTCGTCAAGAAGCAACAGGAAGAAAATAATGGCAGATATTAAAACAATTGCTAGACGAGTAGATGCTATGAAGCATCGCGCCTGGGAGCGCGACGTTCAAATGGGCAACATCTTGTCTGTGCGTAAGGGTAAGATGGCAGAGGTTTTCCCTGACATGTTCCCGTCAGACATGCCTAGCGCCATGATTGCTAACTTTATTGACGTTGCTGCACGTGACCTTGCAGAAGTTCTTGCACCACTGCCTTCGATTAACTGCTCTACTACTAACGTTACATCTGACCGCGCTAGAGCTTTTGCTGATAAGCGTAGTATGATTGCTAACAACTATGTTTATACATCACGCCTACAGACTCAAATGTATCCTGGCTCAGACCAGTTCTTTACCTATGGATTCTTGCCAATCCACATTGAGCCTGATTGGGACAGTGATTTGCCACGCATCCGCGTGGAAGACCCTATGGGTGTCTACTATGAGCGTGACCGATTTGGTCGCCTAGTAGCATATGCAAAGCGCTACAACAAGAGCATTGGTGAACTTGTTAATGAGTTCCCTGAGTACACTGGGGCTATTCTTGGACAGCAAGGCTTTGACCAGAATCTAAATGCAGATATTGAAGTTATCCGCTATATGGATAAAGATTCAATTGTTTTATATGTACCATCACGTCAGAATCTTGCTCTTACACAGGCTAAGAACCCAATGGGCAAGATGACTGTTTTGATTGCTGAACGTCCATCTATTGATGGAAACCCACGCGGACAATTTGACGATGTTGTATTCGTACAACTTGCTCGTGCACGTTTTGCTAACCTTGCTATGGAAGCGGCTGAAAAGTCAATCCAAGCCCCACTTGTTGTACCTGATGATGTGATTGACCTGCCTATGGGTCCTGATGCAATCATCCGTACATCAAATCCTAATGGTGTTGGGCGTGTCCGTCTGGATATTCCCGCAGCTACTTTTCAGGAGCAATCAGCACTCCAATCTGAATTACGACTCGGTGCTCGATATCCCGAAGGTAGAACTGGAAACATTGACGCTAGTGTTATCACTGGTCAAGGTGTCCAGGCACTTCTTGGTGCTTTCGATTCTCAGATTAAGGCTGGTCAAACAGTACTTGCTGAGATATTGGAAGATGTCATCAAGCTGTGTTTTGAAATGGATGAACTCCTTTTCAACAAGGATAAGAGTGTCAGAGGTGTAGCACAAGGTACGCCGTACGAGTTAAAGTACATGCCAGGCAAGGACATTAAGGGCGATACTTCGGTAGAAGTCCGATATGGCTTGATGGCTGGATTAGACCCTTCTCGCGCCCTGATTTTCTCTCTCCAAGCACTAGGTGCAGACCTAGTATCAAAAGATTTTATTCGTCGTGAATTACCATGGAGCGTTAACGTTACTATGGAAGAACAGCGTATTGAAATCGAAAAGATGCGCGAGAACCTTACTGCAGCAATCACTGCAAGTGCGCAAGCAATTCCTGCTATGGCCGCACAAGGTCAAGACCCATCTAAGCTAATCCAGAATATTGCTGACGTTATTGAACGTCGCCGTAAAGGGGATAGTATCGAAGCTGCTGCGTTGGCAGTGTTTAAGGTTGAAGAACCTGAACAACCGATGCAGCCAGAGATGGCTCCGCCAGGCACACAAGGCCCAGTTGAGCAAGCGCCCCCGTCCCCAGCGGCTCCTGGACAACCTTCTGGCGGAGCCCCTCAACAACAGGGAGCACCAGCAGATTTAACAACAATGTTAGCAGGTCTAGGAGGATAAAGTGGCAACTCGCAAAAAGCGCGTAGTAACAGTAGAAACCAACGAATATAATCGTTTGGAAATGTACTGTATCTGGCTTAACGAGTTCTACAACTCGCTGCTAAAAGCAGGGTTCAAGCATGATGTTGCGCTTGCCTTGATTATAGAAAAAGATTCATATCCTGATTGGGTTGAATGGAAAATCCCAACAGACGCTGATATTTCAAAATACATGGATGAAGATGAGGACTAAAAATGGCAGAGGTAGTTTCAGGAGTTGGTAAAAACTCCAGTCGTACTGACAAAAATCTTAGTGCTCGTGTACAGCGTGTAGTTAATGATGCAAAGATTCAGAACGCTCCTGGTGGAGCGTACTCAGACCGCTCACAGCTAACTAATCTTGCACAAGGTGCGCCTACTGATGTTCCTGTAGCAAATCCTATGAATGGTGCTACTCCATCAATTCCAGTAACTACAACAAATGTATTTGCACCTGGAAGTATTGATAAGCCTTTATCTGATGGAGCTCCTGGTGGACCTGGAAGTAACGTTAGCACACAGATTCCTGTAGATGCTGTAAACCCAGACTCAATTTTTATTCGTGCATTAGCTAGAGCAAACCCTACATCTCGTCAACTTCTTATGATGGTGGAAGCCTATAACGAAATGGAAGGCTAAATGGCAGACAAGCTACCAGCCATTAAGCAGACTCCTGCTGACCGTATGATTGCTATTCAGATGGGCTCTCTAAAGCCTTCTGATTACGATAACTTTAATAATATTACCAGTAAATATCCTGGAATCAGTAACGACCTTATTTTATCAATGGTGCGTTCTGGTCTTACAGCAGATACTCCTGGACTTGACAAGATTGCTACTATTGACGGTATTGCTGCCCTCAAAGCAGACAAGTTTAATGTCGATAAAATCAAGAGTACAGTAAAACCTAACCGTGGAATCCTTGGTACTTTGGCAAATGCTTTTGATGAAGCAGTTTATGACCCATTCAAGGGCTTTACGCGACTAACTTTTGCTGCACTTCGCTCACCTTACGATGCTGCTACTACTTTTGCACGTAATACTACTGCAGTTATGCGTGGTGAAGAGGGTGCTGGACAGCAATTTGTTGATGACTTGAATCCTTTTACTGGTTTACTCTTTGGCGAAAACACTCTTTTAGGTCAGACAATACGTTCTGGTGCACGTGGAACTGGTTCTGGTTTCTTTATCACGCCTGAAACTAAGATTGGTAAAGAGCAAGCACGTAGAATGGCTCAATACGGCAAAGTTAATGGTAAATCATACACCATTGGTCGCGGTTTCTTCAATGGTATTGGCATGAATCCTAATAGTAATGCCTACAATATCATGTCTGGTATTCTAGATGCTACACTTAATATTGCTGCTGACCCAACTACTTACCTTGGCCCTGGTGCTGTAACTAAAATTGTTGGTCAAAGCAAGAAAGTTGCGGGATTTGCTAACGATGTTGCTGATTTAACTAAGGCTAACTTTGATTCTCTTGCAAAAGAGGCTATTGATGACCTTGAAAAGACTAATCAGATTGTACGCGATAAAATAACCAAGAAGATTTCTAGCCAATTCAAGCGTTATGCTAACAATTTTAAGTCTAAAGAACAAGAAATTATTGCAACTGAAAAGCAACTTGTTTTACAACAGGTAAAAACTACCTCTAAGATTCTTAATACTGAAAAGAAAGTCTTTGCACTTGATGCTGCTGACGATACAGTTAAAGGAACTCTTGCTCCAAACTCTGTAGCTGAGTGGTTTATATCAAATCCAAAGAGTCAAACAGGTGAGCTTACAGAGGCAATCGACCTTCTTTCTGCAGATATGAAGAACACTGGTGGATTCTTTGATGGTAATATTATACTTGATGAAGTACCTCAGTATGGAAAGATTAGCGTTGGAGCACATGGTCTTGATGAGTATGTAGTTACTGCTAATAGTACAAAGGGATTTAAACTTCTCGATTTAGCAGATGACTTTACAAAAGCTGATGGTACTACACGTGTAATAGAGAGTTCTCGTCGTGCTAAGTTAGCGGACGCTCTTGATAAACTAGGCAAGAATGCATCTGACCCAGATTTTAAAATCTACAACGAACTAGCTACTAATCTACGTGATGGTGTCGCAAATCTTGATGGATTTGTAGGCTCACTATTTGCAGTAGGAGATGAGCTTGTAGCAGGTAAAACTCTAGGTTCACTTATTGGTGATATTGCCCAGTATAAAAACCCTGCAGTTATGGCAAATATTGTAGATGCTGTAGAAGATATTTGGAAAGTAGACGGCTTTTCGAACATCCGTTCGATTTATGGCAAAGAAGGCGGCGTAGTTATCACCAAGAGTGAAAAACTTGCTGCTACTCGTGCAGAAGTAGGCAATGCTGCAGCAGAATTTGCTGACCCAACCAACCTTGGTCCTAATGTAATGAAGTTACTTGACTCTATTCAAGATACAAAGTCTTCACTTACTGCTCGTCAAAATGAACTAGACGAACTCGTTAATAGTCAAATTGACCTTGAGGATAAAGAAAACTGGTTTAAGTTGCTACGCGAAAAAGCACACGGAGACCCAGATATTCTTCGTGAACTTATTCAAGACCCCAACAACTACGGTATCAAGAATCTTCTTAAACTTGAGCTTGAGATTGCAGATAACAATGTGCTACGTGAATCTATCCGTGCTCAAATTGGTATCACAGATAACTTTATGGGTAATGTTGGCGAAGACTTTTCTAAGCCACTCAAGTTCCTATTAGGACGTCAGTTCCAGCCTATTGGCGAGTTTATTGCTAAAGAAACAGACCCAGTAAAGTTGCGCCGTTTATTTGGTCGTAAGCTTGATGACCGTATGATTATGGAGCTGACAGAAGCTAAGTCTGCTGACGATGTATTTAAGGTATTCCTTAATCAGTTCGTTCCTGGTGGAGACCCATTAAAGATTAAAGAGTCTATTTCTGCTGGTGTTAAGATTGCAACAAGTCCTGTTGCTCGTATGATTCCAGCAGTTAATTTACGCGCTATTAAGTATGCCGAAGATATAAACAAGGCACTTGGCCGCTTTTACATTCGCTCTACAGCGCTGAACCTTAATGATATTACTGGTCTTAATAACGGTATTGAAGACTGGATGAGTTCTGCTGGTCTAAAGGGCATTATTCGTAAGCCAATGCAAGAAAAAATTATTGCTGATACACAACGCGCTGTATTTAAGGCTACTACTAATGCTGAACGTGCTGCTGCTGTATCTAATGGCGTAGGTAAGCTTATTGATGAAGTAGGTAATGCACTTGGACTTGATGCAGCTTCTAGAGAAGTTTTAAAGAACGCAGCAAAGATTAATGGTGCTCGTGAGTCAATTATTGAATCTTACTCACTGAATAACATAACTGGTAACAAGGGTGCTGGTCTTGTAATATCTGGTGGTGAAAGTGTACGTCTTGAAAAAGGTATTCTTGAAGCACAGCTAGTTCAGGATGTAATCAATCTTCCAGATACACGTGCTTTGAATAAGGTTGCAGTTTCATTAAAAACTAACATACCTTTGTATGGTACTGCTAAAGCACTAAAGGTTGCTGCAGAAGAAGCAGGCGACATATGGCGTACAGCACAGCTAGTTGGACGTATATCTTATATTGCTCGTAACGTTGCAGAAATGCAAATGCGTCAGTTCTTCTCAGGTCACATGAGCCTATTCAATAACCCTATTGGTTTTATCTCAATGGTTATGGCTAACCCAGAGGGTACACTAATACAGAAGAAGCTTGCTAACCGTTCAAAATATGGAGTTAATGCTCTTGGACAGTACTGGAAGTCTACTGATGCAGAAGTAGAACTATCTGATTCTCTTATTGCTCGTATGGGTATTCTTCGTCAGGAATCTGTAGGTGACTACAGCAAGGCTAGCAGAAACGCTACTATCTTCCGTGCATACGAGGATATCACTACAGAGCATCCAGAGTTCTTGCAAGGATTAGCCTGGACAGCTAACAGCTTCTCATCAGATAAGTTCATGCCTGATGTAATTCGAGTCATGCAAAAAGGAACTAAAGAAGCTCAGGTAGCTTATGTAGATGAACTTGTTAAAACCTTTGATGAGCCAGGAAATAGATTAAAAGAATTCGCTTCTGCTATTTTTGAAAACAATGAGGGAATGCGTCAGATTCTTCTCAAGAATCCGTTTAAAGAAACTGGTCCTGGAGTAGTTGCTGATAACATTAACAAAGATAATATCCTTATCTGGCTCTTTGATGTTAATCAACCAGACAGCGTTGCTGGACAGTTAAATATGTTTGCTGGTCAAGGTTCAAAGCGTAATCAAATTCTTGACCTTATTCGAGATGGACAGGTTAAAGTTACTACTGCCAGTGGCAAAGTAATTACTATCAAAACTCCTTATCGTCAAAAAGGACTTACAAGTGAACAAGTAATCCAGGCTGAGAAAGCATTTTCTCGCCAGATAGCTAAGTTCTTTAAGCCAGAAGAATTAACTGGCTCTGTCGTAAAGAACATGACTGAAAAAGCAGTTCACGAAGGAAATACAAAAGTAATAAAGCAGTTTGTTGATTGGTTCTTTGATAAGTCTACAATAGTAGAAAACAAGTTGAACTTTGGACCAGAGTTTGATGTTGCATATTGGGACTTTATTGTAGGATATGCAGATATGCTTGATACTCCATCTCTTAAAGAACTACTTAGAAACGCTAACAAGGCTCTCGCTCCTACCTCAAAGGGTGGAAGAAAGCCTATTGGACGTGTTCCAAAGCAACTTCGTGTTTTAAATAATACTATTAAGAGACGTGAAGCTAACCCTAATTATGTACATAAAGGTGGAACAACGCTCAAGACTCTTGATTCAATGGCTGCAGAACAAGCTTCTAACTATGTTAAGGAACTGTTCTACGATGCTGGAAAACAGAAGCAGTGGGCAAATGCATACCGCTTGGTAGCACCGTTTGCTCAGGCTCACTACAATACGCTTGCTAAGTGGGGCCAACTTACTTGGTCAAATCCTGTTCCTATCTACAGAGCTGGTAAAGCCTTTGATGCTCTCACAAAAGAAGGCACAGGAGCTATCTATGAAGCTACAAATGTTACATATGATGACAATCAGGGCTTCTTGTACAAGGATGAAGGTTCAGACCAGTTAAAGTTTAAGATGCCTATCGTTGGTAGCATACTTGGTGCTTTAGCCGGTGGTAATATTAATATGAAGGATGCACTGCAGATTACTTCTCCTGTGCAGTCTCTTAACCTTGCATTTGGTTCTGTGAACCCAGTTGTTCCAGGATTCGGACCTGCTATGTCTTTGGCGTATATAGCCGCTGGACGCAACACAGCATTTGGACCTATGGATTCAATTCTGAAAGACGTATTGACTCCATTTGGAGAACCAAAGACTGCAACTGATATTATTTTTCCATCATGGCTCAAGAAAACATCTGCTGCTATACTTGGCAACGATGCAACAACACAGCGTGGTGTTAAAGACTGGGCATCATATCTAGCATCTACTGGTAAGTATGGAGATAATCCATTTGCTACAGATGCTGAACGTACACGTTTATTCAATGATGCAGAAAAACTTGCTCGTAATATGAACATAGTCGGTGCTCTATTCCAGAGCATTTCGCCAGCAACTCCTATTCAGGAAGTGCTTGCTAGCATTAAGACTCCTAACAACAAGAAGAACTTCATTACAATGACTCTGCTTTATAAAGAGTGGAAGAACGTTAATGATAAGCATCCAGGAGACCGCAATGCAGCAGTAACTGAGTTTGCAGATAAATTTGGTATTGAAAATCTATTGATTGCTGTAAGTGAAACCACACCAGGAACTTCTGGTTCTGAGGATGCTTGGTCATTCTTGAATAACAACCCATCTATGGTTGATAAGTATGCAACACCTAGCGGTGACATTGTTCCTTATTTCTATCCTGGTGGAGAGTTCTCTCTCAAATATTACAACTGGCAGAAGAAGGTCGGCTCACGTCGCCAACTATCTACAGATGAAATTACTCAAGAGTCAGAAGGCATGGTTTATTCAATGCTAAAAAGCCAGCTTGCTGAAAAGCAAATTGCTGGTGGGTACACAGATTTCTGGTACAACGAGCAACTAGCTATGCTTGATAAGCAGTTTACTGCTCGTCCTGGAGACGTTATCATTACAGGTGTTAATGACCAGAAAGTTGCAAACATTGGACTTGCACTGCAAGAGCCTGCCTTCCAGAAGTCTCCTGTGTATAAGCAAGCCTCAGAGTTCTATGCGAAGTTCGACCAGTTTAAGAAAGTTCTTAACGATTTTAAAGTTACAAACTATGCCGAACTTTCATCTAAGGGTGGAGTTCCAACATTGATGCGTGATGAACTCATTGTATTAGGAGAAAAGTTAATGACAGAAAACCCAGAGTTCTCTCGTATGTACTACGGAGTGTTTGCTGGACTATTAAGGGAGAATAAGTAATGGGCGATAAATTAACGGCATTTGCCCAACTCTCTTCATTTAACTCTGCTCAACCTAATATTTATGGTACAGATGTAGGTGCTAATGACCTTCTTAATTTTGCAATGGCAACAGACCCAACAAGAAAAGCTCTTGCTCTACAAAATATCTATCGTGGTCTTGCTACAAGCAATAGTATTTCTTCGGCTAAAGGTTTTGCAGGAAGCAACCTTGATTACTTAAACTCTCTTATGCGGGCAAAGGGTGTTAGCAAATCTGCTCTTACAGACCCTACTGCTCTTACAAATGTAATCAATGCTTCTGTTGCTTTGAACCAAGACCCATTTACTTTCCTTGAGAACTACAACGCTAGCGTCAAGGGTAAGGAAATTGCTCAGCCTGATACTACAACTAAGTTTACCAAGCAGGTTCAATCGTCTTTGCAGTTAAAGGATTTAGGAGATGCTCGCCAACAATATAGCGATGCTTACTTCAAAGCTTATGGATACTTTCCTACAGCAGAACTTGATACTAAGTTCCAGCAATCATGGAACGCTAAGGCAAAAAGAGAACTACAGCCTACCACTACAGAAAGCAAGACTGAGTTTGCTCCTATCTACGATACTAAGAGCAAGCCAGTTATGGACAAGGCTACTGGTAAGCAGAAGGTAGACAAGTTTGGCAATAAGGTTTACTCAGGCATTAAGACTAATGCAGAGGGTGTTAAGCAGTACAAGACAGTAGTTACTGGTCAAACATCTGCACAGGGTGAGGGATTTACTGCCGAAGAACAGACACAGTTCCTTGCTACATTCTTGTCTGACAACTTCCCTGAGACACAATGGAACGTAGACGACATTGGTGGAGCAGCAAGAACTATCTACGAGACTATTAAGTCATACCATACAAGCAACTACGAAGATGCTCCTGACTTTGCATCAGTATCTCCTATTATTAAAAATGTTCTTTCTACACCAGACCAAAAGGTTCAGGAAGAAATGTTTACTCAGTATGTTAATGGACTACAGAAAAAGGCAACAGGGCGTTTCATGTCGCTTCAAGATTTAGTCCAACCAGGCGAGAGCGCAAACAAGTATATCGACCCAGTATTAAAATCACTGAGCGCTGGTCTAGAATCTAACATTACGGTTAAAGATGAACTTGCTCAAAAGGTTCTTAACTTTAAGGGTGATGACGGTAAGTACAGAATGCCTAATGATTATGAATTGAACCAATTAATGATGAGCGATAAGCGTTTTGATGCGACATCTGGTGCAATTAATACAGCAGTCAATATGGCTCAAACACTTAGAAATGCGTTGAGGTAATCATGGCTACTCCAGAAGAAAACAAATCAACAATGGTTGGTGGCGTCAAAGTTACTCCTCCTAAAGTTAGCGCAGCTTCTGCTGCTAATGCAGCTGGTAAGGCTGCTGTTAAGAATCCTACTATCAAAAACATTAATACTTTTATTGATACCCTGAAAGTAAGACTTGCAGAAAAAAATGTTGAAATGGGTCTTAACCCTGACGGAAGTACTAAGACAGTTGTAGAAAAGCCTTTAACACGCATGGAGTTAAACGCAAAGAATGAGGCTGCTGGCCCTCCAGGTGTTGCTCCTCAAGGATTTGTATATAAGTTTATGAAGACAGTAGATGGCGGAAACTGGAAACTATTCTCAGTTTCTACTGGTGGTACTGGTGCTGGTGGTACAGATACCACTACAGTTACACCACAAACTCCGTCTACAAGCGTAGATGTCCTAAAGGCTCTTCTAAAGGCTCAGGGATTTTCATCTAAGATTGTTGATGCATCTGCTACATACTTGAACTCACTTCTCAAAGATAATCTTGATTATGATAACGCTATTGATGTATTCCTAAATACTAAAGACTACACTCTCAAGAATGGCACAAAGCTTACATCTCCGTTTTATACAGAGTATGGTTATCTTAACGAAGGACTAGCTACTCCTAAGCAAGCCTCTGAACTGTTTAACGCAGTAGAAGGCTACAAGGGTCTTCAACAGAAGTATGGTTTTAGTGAAAAGTATCTTTCAACTGATAATATTAAAAAATATGTTAAAAACAACGTAACTGTAAATGACCTAGATGAACGTGCTAATACTGCTCGTCTTGCAGCTATTACAACTGACGCTGCAAAAACAGATGCCTTTATTAAGCTTGGTTATATTGCAAACGAAGCAGGACTCCAGGACTTCTATATGGACTCCGCAATTGGTAAAGAACAGCTTGAGATTAACCGTAACACTGGAGCATTCGTTGCTGAGGCTATTCGCCGTAACAGCACTGGTATTGCTACAGGTGCAAATCAGCTTGCAGACTTTAGAAAGATTGCTGCAGATTTGACTGCTAAGGGTTATTCAGAAGCTCAGATTTCAGCAGCTGCTGCTACAGGATTCGAGAACATCGGAAAAGACCTTGGTCAAGTAACTGCTCTATCTGGTATCTTCGAGAAGACTGGCGGAACTGTAGAGTCAAATGCAACAGTTCAGAATCAAATTCAATCTGAACTTGTCCAAGAAGAATTTAGCAACATTGCATCTTCTCGCCGTAGAAAACTTGAAGAGCAGAATAGAAAGTCTTTCCAAGGAACAGCAGGACTTACAAGCGGTTCTCTTAAGACTGGCGTAATATAAAAGAATCCCTTCCGGACCCATCGGCCCCAGAAGGTGTACAAGACCGAGAGTACAAGCCAAGTCAGATTCCCCGTCTGAATTGAGGTGTGCGACAACTACTAATAAGGGAGACAATCGCATGAGCGATAACCGCGATAACTACTGGGAAGATGAAGACGAAGACGATACACCTACTGGTGCATTTGAATCGGATACAGACCTCGTTAAGAAGCTACGTAAGGCGTTAAAGGCTGAACAGCGCAAGAACAAGGAACTAGAAACTTCATATGGTGAACTCACCAAAGCCCAAAAAGAGCGGATTTTAAAGGACGTACTTGCGTCCAAGGGTGTCAATCAAAAGATTGCACAGTTTATTCCATCTGATATCGAGGCATCTGAAGATGCTATTAGTGCATGGCTAGACAACAATGGTGATGTCTTCGGATACACACCAACTGCAAAGCCAGCAGTTAACCAAGAGGATATCAATTCCCTACGGAAAATGGACGCTGTGCTCACTGGAGCAGAAACATCCGCATCTTCTGACGACTTAATGAACCGCATCGCGGGAGCATCAAGCGAAGAAGAAATTTTATCCATCCTCAGCGGTCAGTAAAAAACCGCACACACTCTAATCAGAAAGAAGGTATCGGCAAATGCCTGATATTTATTCAACTACAACATCTGGTTTAGGTTCCAATCTTGTCACTATGGCATACGATAAGTTGATTGAACTCAACCTTCGTTCAGTGCCACAGTTCCGTGCTATCGCGGACAAGAAAATTGGAAACCCAACCCACGATGGTTCTTCAATCCGTTTCCAGTTCCACAACGATATTGCTGACACCACAATTGCTGGTGCAACACTCGATGAAACTACAGACCCGGATGCAGTATCACTACCAGCGACTACAACTCTTGACGTTTCAGCGCAAGAGCTTGGTCGCGTAGTGCTTCCAACTCGTAAGCTCTCACTTATGTCACTTGCTGATGTTGACCCATGGATTGCTAACGCAGTTGCATTCAACATGGCAACAACACTTGATAACGGTATCGCTGCCATCCTTGATGCAGGTACAAACGTTATCCGTGAAGCTGGCGGAGCTCTTTCAACAACTGCTGCTAAGACTTCAATCGTAGCATCAGACACATTCAAGGGACGCGACGTTCGTTACGCTGTAACAAAGCTTCGCGCTGCTAACGTTGTTCCACGTGGCGGAATGTATGTTTCATACATCCACCCAGAAGTCTCACACGACCTTCGTACAGAGACAGGTAACAACATCTGGCGTACACCACATGAGTACCAGAATGCTGGTCCACTTCTTGCTGGTGAGCTTGGCGCATGGGAAGGTGTCCGTTTCATCGAGACACCACGCATGACCAACTCAATCTCAGGTGGAGACCTAACAGCACTTGCTACTGCTCCTGCAGTAAGCGGTGTATCTGGTGCATTCACAATCGTCGTTGCAAACGGCGCATTCGGTGGTCTTGCTGAGGTCGGAGATAAGATTTCCGGTACAGGCGTTGGAACTGGTGCAAAGATTACAGCAATCTCAGTTGGTACAACAAACACAACACTTACAGTGTCTGTTGCTAACTCAGGAACTGTTGGAACAAACACACTCACAGTTACACCTGGAGCACGTGTTTACAACACCTACGTACTCGGACAGCAAGCACTTGCTGAGGCAGTATGGAAGGAACCAGGCATTGAGTTTGGTAACGTTGTTGACAAGTTGAACCGTTTCCGTCCAGTCGGATGGCACGGTATTATCAACTGGTCTGTTTACCGTCAAGAGGCGCTATACCGCATCGAGACAGCTTCATCAGTTCGTGCATAATCTAAGTATTTAGATGGGTGGGGCTAGGGGAAACTCTAGCCTTATCCATAAAACGGCTTAGGAGGTCAAATGGCATACAGATTCACGACACCGACAATCAGCGAAGGACCTGCTGGCGAAGGGCGTCTATTCAGCCGTTACAGGCTTACAAGGGGCATATCAGTCCTCAAGATAGACGGAGTTTACTATGAACTTCGCTATCCCTCAGCAGAGGAAGTGGCATCTGCCCAGGCTGCCTATATCGGTGGCTACTCCTATGAAGTTGATGAGGGCGAAAAGATTCAGTTGGAAGAAGCAGGATACACGGTGGAGACGGTATGAAACACAGAGAGAAACACCCAGAGGATGTTGATGGTTGCTTTGGGTGCAAGGTAATCGGACTTCAACTTAACTCAGGAGATGCTTCCTCACAGAAGCAGACCAGCAATAAAAAGTGGGAAGGCGAACTAGAAGCCTACCGTTCAGCGCGAGCTCAAGGTATTCAACCTGCTGGTACAAGTATGGAAAAGATTCGTGAAGCACAACGTGCCTCCGATGTTATGGGTAAGGCATTTGATGCCAACACCATGGGTAGTACAGAAATAATCCAAAATAAGACAGTATCTAAACTCAAGGAAGTGGGAGCAATATAATGCCAAAAGTAGGAAAAAAAGAATTTCCATACACAGCTAAGGGTATGGCTATGGCCAAGATGGAAGCCAAGAAGACTGGCAAGAAGATGGCTAAGAAGAAGACCATGAACCGCAAGAAGGGCATGTAATTATGTCTGTAAAGGGCGAGAAGTACAAGTCAATGGCTGCTAAGAAAAAGCACGAAAAGATGGAAGGCGCAAAAGAGCGCAAGATGGAATATGGGACTAAAAAGAAAACCGCAAAGAAGGCAGTTAAGAAGGCTGCAAAGCGCGGACTATTTGGAGGCATGTAATTATGGGAATGTCATATCTAGATAACCTAAAAAAAGAACTAGCTCAAAAAGGTAAAGCTGGAGAAAAGCTATCAAAGGCAAAGTATAAGGCTACCTACGGAACAGCTGGTATTAAGTATCCTGCTGATAAGCCTGCTGCTTCAAGAGCTGCAAAGAATAACGATAAGGCTCTAGGTCAGCTATTCGGTGCTTTGCTTCAAGGTCGTCGTTATGATGACAAAACTGGAAAGCAGATTAAGGCTAAGAAGAAGTGAAGAAAGCAGCAAAATCTAAAGTCAACGCTGCTGGTAATTATACCAAGCCTGGCATGAGAGCTGCTTTGTTTAAGAAGATTAAGGCTGGTTCTAAGGGTGGAGACCCTGGAGAATGGTCTGCTCGTAAAGCACAACTACTTGCTGTTCAATATAAGAAAGCAGGCGGGGGTTACAAATAATGGCACTTGCTAAATCTCAACAGTCACTCAAGAAGTGGACTGCGCAGAAGTGGAAGACTTCTGATGGCAAGCCGTCAAAAGGAAAGAAAAGATATTTACCTGCTGCTGCTTGGTCTGCATTAAGTCCTGCAGAAAAAGCTGCTACCAACAAGGCTAAAGCCAAAGGTAACGCAAAGGGTAAACAGTTCGTAAGACAACCTAAAGCAATCGCAAAGAAAACAGCAGGTTACAGATGAAAGACTCAAGATTAAAACGGGCTGGGGTAGCTGGCTATAACAAGCCTAAGCGTACTCCAAGCCACCCTACTAAGTCACACGTAGTTGTGGCTAAGGTAGGTAGCCAGGTCAAAACCATTCGCTTTGGACAACAAGGCGTGTCTGGCTCACCTAAGAAAAAAGGAGAGTCTGCATCATATGCAGCGCGTCGCAAATCCTTTAAGGCGCGTCATGCAAGCAATATATCTAAAGGAAAAATGAGTGCCGCATATTGGGCAGATAAGGTGAAATGGTAATGGCAATTAAAGTTAAGCAAGACATGATTGACTTCATTAAATCTCAGGGAATGACTAAGGCGCTCAAGCGCGCTGGTGAAATTAAGGCTTCTGGAGCTAAAGGCGAAGCTGAGTTTCTAGAAGGTGTACGACGCATGTACGGTGCAAACCGTCTTTCTGCTGCAGCTAAGGCTGCTGCACCTAAGGCTGCTCCTAAGATGGATAGAGGACCTGCAACAAGAGTTTCTAAGATGGCAGACAGAGGACCAGCTGTAAGAACAGCAGCAAAGAAAGCTGTTGCGGATAGAGGGCCAGCTGTAAGAAAAATAACAAAGAAGGCTGTTGCTAATCCTACTGCAAAGAAGTCAGGAACTACTGACCCATTTGCTAAAGCAGTATTCGGTGTAGGTCGTGCTGTAGGACGTGTTCTAAGTGGACAAGAAGCAGCCGATAGATTGAAGAAGGCTAAAGCTGCAGAAGCAGCACGTAAAGCCGCTGCAAACAAGAAGTAATTAAACTTTAAAAAGGAAAACAATGACAATAACCTATGCCGGTTTGGTGGACGATGTTCTGCTTAAACTATCAGGATACACTCTAAGACAAGACCGAACAACTCACCTAACCAGTGAATTGTCATCTAGTGGGCTCTCTTTGAGTCTTTCTAGCGTACAGAATATCGGTAAAGGTTCTATTGAAATTGACGATGAACTTATCTGGATAGATACATACGATAGAATTTCATCAACAGCAACTGCTGCACCTTATGGTCGTGGCTTCCAGGGAACAACTGCAGCACTACATCCTGTTAATTCAAAGGTAACTATTGCTCCTACATTTCCAAGACAGTCAGTAAAAACTGCTATCAATGAAGCGATAGAGGGGCTTTATCCATCCCTCTACGCTATTGGTACATATACCTTTACGTATAACACAACAGTTAATACTTACCCACTTCCTGCAGAGGTGCAGTCAATTCAAAACATTTCATGGTCTACAATAGGACCTACAAAAGAGTGGCTTCCGTTGCGTAACTGGCGACAGGATTCAATGGCTAACACAGCATCTTTCCCAACAGGAAACACTATTACAATTTACGACAATGTAGATGCTGGACGAACAATTCAGATTACATATACAAAGATACCTACATCCCTTTCAGACTCTGCATCTAACGCAGTATTTGAGACAGTAACTGGACTTGCTTCATCAGTTAAGGATGTAGTTGTCTATGGTGCGGCTTATCGCCTTGCAGCGTTTATGGATGCTGGACGTCTGAACTACTCATCTGCGGAAGCGGATAATGCGGATACAAAGATTCAGTATGGTTCTGGTGCGTCGAACTCACGCTTCTTCTTGGCGTTGTATACCCAGAGGCTCAAGGAAGAATCTGCAAAACTCAAAGACCTTTATCCAACCCGAATCCACTACACGAGGTACTAATCCATGCCAATAAGAAAATATTCCTCAACTTCCCAGGAAGTAACACTTACTACAGCACTTAGTAACAGTGCGACAACTATGGTGGTTTCTTCTGCATCTGCTCTACTTAGCGGAATTACTCCAGCATCAGGTGAGACATTTACTGTTGTTATCGACCCAGATACATCTCTTGAAGAAATTGTAGATGTAACTACTCCTAGTGCTCCAGGAAGTAATACTCTTACAATTACACGTGGCACTGGTGTAGACGGCACTACAGCTATTGCGCACTCTGCTGGAGCTAAGGTACGTCACATGGCAATTGGCCGTGACTTCCGTGAAGCTAATAGCCACATTGAAAATGTAACTACAGCACACGGTTTGACTATTGCTAACGTGCTAGAGACAACCGACACAAACATGATTACAACAGCAATGTTGCAGTCTAACGCTGTAACCACAGCCAAGATTACTGATGCAAATGTAACTACAGCCAAGATAGCAGACTCTGCTATTACATCAGCCAAGATTGCAGACCTTACGATTGCTACAGGTGACATTGCTGACTCAGCTATTACAAGTGGTAAGATTGCAACTGGTGCTGTAGGCACAGTTAAGATTGATGACCTATCAGTTACTACAGCTAAGATTGCAGATGGTGCTATAACATCCGCTAAGTTGGCAGATGGTGGTATTGGAACTGCAGACATTGCTGACCTAGCCATTACAACAGGCAAGGTAGCAGACAGTGCTATTACTTCGGCCAAGATTGCTGACGGCACTATTGTCGCAGGCGACATAGCTGACGGCGCTATTACAAGCGCAAAGATTTTAGATGGCACAATTGTTGCTGGTGACTTAGCCGATGGCGCAGTAACATCTGCCAAGATTTTAGACGGTACTATTGTCAACGCAGACATCAACGCTTCTGCTGGTATTGCTTATTCTAAGCTGAGCCTTGGTGGAACTATTACTTCTGCCGACTTAGTAGATGGAACTATTGTTGCCTCTGATATTGCTAACGGAACTATCACTGCAGCTAAGATGGTATCTGACCCTTATGCTCGCGCTAACCACACAGGCACACAGGCTGCTTCAACTATCTCAGACTTTGATACACAGGTACGTACTAATCGTTTAGACCAGATGGCTGCACCTACTGGCTCGGTATCTCTTAACAGCCAGAAGGTAACATCTCTCGCTACACCAACTGATAACGCAGATGCTGCGACTAAGTTGTACGTAGATACAAAGGTCGCAGACCTGGTTAACTCAGCACCTGGAACTTTAGACACACTCGGTGAGATTGCTAACGCAATTCAATCAGGTGGAACTGTATACGAGTCATTCGTACTCAAGGCTGGTTCTACTATGACTGGTGCTCTTACACTCTCAGGTGCTCCTACTAGCAATCTACACGCTGCAACAAAGGCTTATGTAGATACAGTTGCAGGTTCTGCTACAGCTGCTGCAGCTAGTGCTACCGCTGCTGCTGCATCATATGATTCTTTTGATGACCGCTACCTTGGCGCTAAGTCATCTGCTCCATCTGTAGATAATGATGGTAACGCACTTCTTGAAGGTGCTCTTTACTGGAACTCAGTAGACAATGCTATGTACGCTTGGACAGGTTCTGAGTGGGGTTCAATCTCATCTACCGCAGAAATCTATCGCTTCCGCTTCACAGCATCTGGCGGAGAAACATCAGAGTCTGGTCCAGATGATAACGGTCTAACCCTATCTTACCTTCCAGGTAAGGAGCAGGTATACCTTAACGGTGTACTTCTTGCTCGCACATCTGACTACACAGCTAGTAACGGTACAAGTATCTCATCTCTTGCAGCACTTGCTGCTGGAGATATTCTAGAAGTTATTACCTTTACATCATTTGAAGTTGCCGATGCAATTGCTCGAACAGTCTTTGATGCTAAGGGTGACATCCTAGTAGGAACTGCAGCTGACACTGTAGGAAAGTTAACAGTTGGTACTAATGGCTATGCGTTAATGGCTGACTCATCAACAGCGACTGGTCTTAAGTGGGGCGCTGTATCAGTGTCACCACTTACAGGTACAGGTGGCGACTTAGGCGACACTATTTTTACAGGAACAACTGAGCCTTCATCACCGACTACTGGTGATATATGGATTGATGCAGTTCCAAGCACACAAGCAGACCTAACAATAATGAACATTATGGGAGCGTACTAATGCCAATCAAAAGATATAACGGAACCGCCTGGGAAGTCGTCGCAGGTGATGGAGTTGCTGGAGCACAAGGACCAGCAGGTGCTGATGGCTCTGCACCATTAACAACCAAAGGTGATTTGCTTAGTAGAACATCTAGTGCAGTTGCACGCCTTGGTGTTGGTTCTAACGGCACAGTTCTTACTGCTGATTCAGCAGAAACAACTGGCTTAAAATGGGTTACACCTGCAACGAGCGCCAGCGGTTTAACATTTATCACTAAATCAACTGCATCAAGCGTTTCATCTCACACAATTTCAAACTGCTTTACCTCAACATATGCTAACTACAGAGTTATTTTTAATCTTACAGGAGTACAAAATACCGCAACAGATTTAACCCTTCAACTTACTGTTGGTGGTACAGCGACAACAAGCGGATATGCTTCTCAAAGATTATTTGCGACAAATACAAGCGTTGTAGCTGACCAAAGCAATCAGGGAACTGACGAATGGAATTTTCATTATGTATCAAATGCTTATCCAGCTTCACCATTTGGCAAAATTGAATTTGGAAATCCAAATGTAGCGACAGATTCAAGTTTTACAAGCGAAGGTTATTCACGATTTTCTGCTGGTCAATACATTTTTTATAATGCTGGAAATTTAAATAACACAACTCAATATGATGGATTTAAAATCCTGAGTGCAAGCGGAACTTTTTCAGGCGATTTCTATGTGTACGGCTATCAGAAGGCATAGGGAGAATTATGCAAACATCAATTTACGACGCAATTACAGGCGAAATTACAGTTCGCAATTTAACACAAAATGAAATAGATGAATTAGAGGCTAAAGCATTAGCTAAAGTTGAAGCTCAAGAAGCAAAAGCAATAGCTAGGTCAGCATTACTTGAGCGTTTAGGTATTACTGAAGATGAAGCGCAATTACTTTTAGGAGCCTACTAATGACTAAAGCACGTGACCTAGCAAATCTTGCATCAACCGCTACAGTAATGGCGACAGATGCAGAAGTAGCAGCAGCAGTTGCTGCAGCAGATTCAACACCAACCGCATTAATGACAATGGGAGCATAACAAATGCCAACAACATATAAAGTACTAGGGCAAGTAGCCCCCTCAGCAACCACAGCAACCACTTTAGATACAGTACCTAGTGCTACTCAGTGCGTAGTATCTACTATTGTTGTATGTAATCGTGCTGCTACCGCAGCAACATATCGTATTGCTGTTCGTCCTGCTGGTGCAACACTAGCTAATGAGCATTACATTGCTTATGATTCTACAGTAGCTGCCAATGATTCAACAATGCTTACTATTGGAATTACCCTTGCAGCAACAGACGTTATCAGCGTTTATGCTTCAAATGCTAATCTTTCATTTAGTGCTTTCGGAAGCGAGATTTCATAATGGCTGTATCTAAACTTAATCCTATATCTGGTGCTAAATCAAAATTTTTTCAAGAGTTCACTTCTGGTGCTACATCTTGGACCGCTCCTACTGGAGTAACCACTATTGAATGCTTGCTTGTAGCAGGCGGTGGAGCAGGTGGCGGAGTTGGAGGTAGCGTTGCATTTAGTGCAGGTGGTGGAGGTGGAGGACAGGTAGTTAAGCAATACTTAACCGTTGTTCCAGGCACTTCATATACAGTAACAATTGGCGCTGGTGGAACTGGTGTTGCTGCTGCTAATGGCAATAATGGAGCAAATTCATCTTTTGGTTCACTTCTTGTATGTGGAGGTGGCGGTGGTGGTGGAAGCGTTAACGGAGGCACAATTAATGCTGGTAGCATAGGCAACACTGGAACAAATGCTTATGGTGGTAGCAATGCAAGCGGTCAAACTGGTGGCAATGTTGCCTCAGCCGCTCGTTCGGTTGGAGTTGCATTTGGTGGCTCAAGTGGCGGTCATCCACAAAATTCATCACATTTAGTAGCAACTGGCGGTGGTGGTGCAGGTGGTGCTTCAGCACCAATTGGCTATGCTAATGGTGTTTCAATTATGAATGCAGGGTCTGCTGGTATGGGTCTTTATGGCTTTGGCGCTGGCGGCAATGCTGGTCTTGGAAATACTTCTGGACTGAATGGAATTTCCGCACCAGCAAACAGTGGAAATGGTGGCGGTGGTGCATTTGGAAACATTAACCCTGGAAACTACACTGGCGGTAATGGCGGTTCAGGATACTGCTTAATTACTTGGGAAGCGTAAATAATCAATCGAGAAGAAAGTAGCGACTAATGCCTACAATATCTAAAGCGCTGGCAAGAACAGCGGCAGCAACAAGCAACACAACACTATATACAGTGCCGAGTGCAACAACTACAATTGTAACTAACATTGTAGTAGACAACACATCAGGTTCTGCACAGACATTTACAATCAATCTCGATGGAGTAGCACTACTTTCATCTGCAGCAATTGATGCTAATGCTTCTGTATTTTTTGATTTAAAGCAGGTCCTTGCTACAACCAAAACAATTACTGGTTCAGCATCGGCTACATCTGTTAACTTTCACATTAGCGGAGTGGAGATTTCTTAATGAGTATCTCAGTATTTCCAGCTCCAGTAGTATCTACATTAAATTCTAGTGCTATTACTGCTGTTTCTCCAAACACTTTATATCAAGCAACTATTAATCTTGAAGCAGCAATCTATACTATTACTTGTGCATCAACAACAATAGCAACAGTAGAATTTTATTCTGGTGCTGGCACTTTAGTCAATACAGCAGTTACTTCTTCTGGAACAGTATCGGTTAGCAATGCTTCGGCTTCAGATAGAGTTCGCATATGGACAAATACTGGGTCTAACATTCCTGTAACAATTACAAAAACCGCTGCAGCATTAAGCAACACATTTAGCGGAACACTAGATACAGTAACAGCTAGTGGAACTTACACTGGAACATCAACATCAGGATTTGGTTATGCCGTTCTTACTGGTGGTGGCGGTGGTGGAAACGGTGGTAACGGTTCATTTGGTCAAGGCGGTGGTGGAGCAGGCGGAACAGCTGCTAAATTAGTAGCACTGACTGGTTCAATGGCAGTTACTATCGGAGCACGTGGTAATGGTGGAGCACCTGGAACTGCGGGTACTGCTAGTTCATTTGCTGGAATGACGGCAAATGGCGGTGGAGCTGGTGGCGGTGGAGGCACCGCAACAGGCGGAACATATAACACTACTGGCGGTGGCGGTGGTGGAGGTGGTGGAGTACCTGGTGGTAATGGTGGCTCTCCTTCTACAACTTATACATTTGTTGTTTCAACAATTGGCACTGGTGGCAGTGGTGGTGGTGACGGCGGTAGTGGTGGTGCTGCTTCTGGTTATGGCGCAGGAGGCGGTGGCGGTGGTCGTGGTGGAGGAACAGTTGGCGGTAATGGAACTGCTGGCGTTCTTTACGTACTTCGTTTCTAATTAATACATACCCCTGAGTACGGGTCTAAACTGCTCAACTAATTTTTCTATCTAAGGAGTAACGTGGCATCACCAGACATTACGGAGAATATCCCGTTAAACGTAGGTAATCCTGGAACCTCGGGCTTTTGGACTAACAATGCAGAAGACTACGATGTTGCTATTGGTGGATTGCCATTCTTCATGGCTCCTACAGATGCAGTGCCTTACCAAAGAGAAACTTCTCCTTACCGTAAAGACCAGTTTGATAATGGTAAAGAGCCAGGTGAGCAATCACTTACTGGCTGGTGGATTCGTTCACAGTCATCTTTCCATGTTGGTCAGGGCATTAACTTCTATGACCCATCTAGCGGTGAGACAACCCCCTACCGTTTTAAGGATTCTCGTGGCGTAAATGTATGGACAAAGGGACAAGTTACGCTTCTTAAAGATGTGACTACAACTCACATTGTTACTGACGCAGTTACTTCCGATAATTACGATACACAGCATTTGCGCTCTATTAAATGGAGCGGAAAAGATGGAGTTCTTGTCCATGATGGATATGACGTAGATAAGATTGACTCTACTGGAACTCAATACGATTTTGTAAATTATAATGCAGGAGCAGATACTAAGGTATATGCAATCTGTGATGATGGAACATACGCCTACTGGGTAACTAACACTTCTACAAAATTTGAAATGTTCAAGAAGTTGCTTACATTAGACAGTAGCACTGCTGGTACTTCTATGATGACTTCACCAACGGTTGCTGTTGTTAATGCCGAAATGGAATTCGTTAAGGACCGTATTGTTCTTTGCTTGAATAATGCGGTATACGAAATATCACCTACCGCAACAGCGCTTCCTGGAACTCCTGTATATACTAACCCTAATGCAGACTATAAGTACACAAGTATTGCCGCATCTGGACCTGCTATCTATACTGCAGGATATTCTGGACTTTATTCTTCTATCCAGAAATACACACTAAGTACTACTACTGGCGCTATGCCAACTCTTTCTCAGGCATCTACTGCTGCAGAATTACCTGCTGGTGAGATAGTCCATAAGCTTTACTACTATCTTGGCTATATGGTTATCGGTACATCTAAGGGTGTGCGTGTAGCTATAGTTAATGACCAAGACGGTTCACTAGGTTACGGACCACTAATTGTCGAAACCAATCAACCAGTTTACGACTTTGCTGCTCGTGACCGTTTTATATGGTGCGCAACAGGCATAGATTCAACAGACGGTGGTCTTGCTCGTATTGACCTTGGTCAAACTATTGAAGGAGAGCCGCTACGTTTTGCATGGGCTTATGATTTACAATATGCCCAGGCATTAAAGCATCCAACAACTTCGGTTGCTTTTATTGGAGAGACTAATCGCCTTGCCTTTACTACTGCAGGAATTACTGCTGGAACACTGGTTACAAACAAGTCTTTAACATCAAACGTAGCAACACTGACCACATCTACAGCACATGGGCTAGTAGCAGGTGATTCTGTATGGGTAGAAGGTGTTGGCTCACCTTTTGATAGCACAACTGACCCATACACGGTAATTGCAGCCCCAACTACA